CAGTATCCTCAACAAACCAGCGTTTCATATTGGCGTTATAGGCAGCCTGATAGCCGTAGGCGAAATCGATGCCGGCCGGCTCAATCTCCGTTTGATTACGCCATGCCGCTGCACGGACAAGGATCGATCCTTTTTCTGCATCGAAATTGACGATTGTGGCCTCAAGTCGGCCTTCTGGATAAGTCTTGATCCAGCGATCTGTGCGCTCTTTGTTGCCTTCATAACCATCCATAAACGCGGCCATTATTTGGCCGCCTTGTCATGCTGTGAAATGTGGCGTGATATTGCTCGGCCTCGCCTATAGCCGTTTCGCTCACCTTCTTTGAACCCGACCGAATAAGCCATGACAGCCCACAAGCTGCCAGCAATTAAGCAAAAGATTGCAATTGAGATTTCATTCATTTTATTGCTCCCGTTTCTGTTAGTGGGAGCAAGCCATACATGGCTTCCAAACGATCTATGACTTGCTCCCAAAGAAAGAGTGACAGGCATATCTGACAAAATCAACAATCACGCTTAATTGGCGGCGTGTCGCTACTGTTTTTTCTCAATCAATTGTGTGTAGAGATAATCCAAACGCGCTTCAATCCGAGAAACTTGATCCTTTAAGCTGGATCCAGAATTAGGCGAAAGTTCGCTCATTACTGATTTGATGATAATTCGCATCGATGAATAAACGGCTGCCAGTATTGCAATGACAAATCCGCCAACAGCCATCCATTCACCTACACTCACTTTTTGTTGCCGAAACTTACATCGTTGGGATTGGCCCATCGAGCTAGTACCGGCACAATGCCAGCAACAAGGCCCATAGCCAAATCCTTTGGATTGGTGTTGCCAGTCATATAGACAGCCAAACAACCTGCAACCGCGCTTCTAGCCCATGAGGCTGCCGCTGCTTTAAATTGATCCATTATTTTTCTCCTTTTGGTCGATCCGGTAAGTCACCGGCAAACGCTTCATAAGTTGGTCGGCCATAGCCCACCACAAATGATCTCGCTCCCAAACTCCTTGATTTAACCATAACCTCGCCGCCATTGCGCTGATTTCCGCCGGCAGCTGATGTGTTGCCTTCAATAGTCACAATCTGCTTTTCTGAACAGCGAATCACCAAACCAATGTGATTTATGATTGTTTTGTCATCATCAACAAAATCAAAGAAAACAAAATCACCGATTTTTGGTGTGGTGTGCCATTGCTTCATTTCTTTAAATGCTGAGGCCCCAACACGAGTGCTGACCACATTTGGCACATTGACTCCGGCTTGAGCTGCACACCAGTTGAGAAATGATCCACACCATGGCAGCTTGTCGGCTTTCATAAATTTGCCATACTTTGTCTCATTGTTGCTGGTTTCAGCTGTACCAACCTCAGCTAGTGCAACCTCAATCAAACGCGGCAATGTGCCTTTTGGAAAACTCATTCCGTTTCCCATTCCGTCTCTACTATTGGTGCGACAAATTCATCAACCGTTTCATTGTATGTGTATCCAATACCAGCGTAAGCACCGCGAAATGTTGCATTATATGAGGTTTGAAGCCATCGCCCACCAAAATGCTTAATACAAAATTCAATGCCTTTCCATTCTGATTCATTGCCGTCATCATCAATTAATTCATTGTTATGAACAACAATCACATTTGTCACAATGTTGTTTTCATCAAGCTGTGCAAAGTGCGCCATTAGAATGTCACCGATCCTGATCCTGTCCATTGGTAAATTCTGTATCCACCGGTTGTTGTGATTGTTGGTGATCCAGTCGTTGATGCAGCCAATGCAAATGTGTCTGGATATCGAATAATGACAATACCTGAACCGCCTGCTGGTGATCCGGTCGCTGCAAGTCCGCCACCTGCGCCGCCGCCAGTATTAACTGTGCCAGCAATTGCCGCTGTGCCGCTTTTAGCACCTGCACCACCGCCACCATTACCGCCGGGAGCTACTGTGCCACCGGTTGTATATCCACCACCGCCGCCAGAATAAAATGTTGATACGCCTGAAATTGATGATGAAAGTCCGACACCACCCGCGCCTCCGGTGCCAGCACCACCAACGGCACCGGCACCGCCGCCACCACCGCCGCCTGAGCCGCTGCCTGTTGTAACCGCGCCGCCGGCATTACCTTGACCCGATGGGCTTGCTGCACCACCTGAAATGTTGGCTGTGGTTGATCCATTGGCCGCGCCGCCGCCTGATCCACCTGCGTTTGGACTCGTACCAACGCCGGGTGTGCTCGATCCGCTACCGCCGCCGCCTGTTGAGGTTATGCTAGAAAAAACAGAATTTCCACCATTACCGCCGACATTAAAAGCTGTGGTGGTACCTGCACCACCTGCGCCTACTGTCACAGTTATTGGTGATCCGGGTGACACAGCAAAACCTGTTGCCGTCCGATAACCACCTGCGCCGCCGCCGCCGGCTCCTGAATAACCTGAACCGCCACCACCTGCAACCACTAAGTATTCAATCGTTGATGGATTTCGTGGCCGACCAGCACTCGACATAATTCCCAAAATTGGTGTCATTATGAAATGTCTCCAAACACAATCCAAGAATTTGCAGCCAATTTCACACAAGTAGCACCGCTATTGACAGCGCGCAATTTTGGTGTCGCGCTTATTGCACCTGTTGAAATAACTGTTGTTGTGCCTGGTGTTACAGCACCAATTGTTGGTTGCCCGGCTCCAGTAATCCAAAAAACATTAATTTCAGTACCAACGGGAAAATTAAATGTTGCATCTGTTGGGATGTTAAATTGTTGCGTTGCAGCATTGTTCATTGAAAAAATGTTGTATTCATCTCCAGATGCAAAAGTATAGGAAGCTGTTTTTGCAGAATAAGTTGATGATCTTGTTAAAGTGACATTGCCTGATGTTGCGCCGCCGGCTAAACCTGACCCGGCGTTTGTTGTAATTCCCGTGATGTCACCTTGATCATTTGCGATCCACACAAAATCCATGTCTGTATTGCTATTTTTTGCGAGAATTTGACCGCTAGTGCCGCCCAAAAGATCGGCCATTGATGTTGCTACAGCTTGACCAAATACCTCAAAATCCGCTGGCAAATCTGTAACCAAATCCGTGGCCGTAGGCATCTGCCATGAAAATGGTGTTGTTGGATTACTCATGTTTCCTCCTTTAGGCCACAATCGTGGCGTTGATCCAATCCAATGTTGGATTGATTGTGCTCCATGTTTCTACCACAGGCACGTCATTCCATCGCATGGCTTGCAACGAGAATGAAACCGGTGAAACAATCATGGAAATGCTGACTTGATTATACGCGGCCGAAAATGTCCAGCCTTCAACAAAACCCAAGAAATCTCCAGAATTCATATTCAATGGCAAATTGGAGATATTGACCGGCATCCCCATAAATACATTTATTAAATCATCCCGATCCGCATCGTCAAGCTCTGGATTTGTAAGCTCAAAAGTGATGTTGTTGAAATTGAATCGTGGGTTGGCTCTGAGCGTAAGGTAAAAAGCTGCCTGATCCTCGGCATCTACCGCATTGTGCAATGTGGTGCTGATAATCTGCGATAGCTGCCCATAAAGCGCAATTGATTCTGTATCCGATGCTGATTTCTCTGATGATGATGTTGCATCATATTTTAAAGTAATTGAATTTCGTACATCACCGGCACGCTGTTGGATGCTTAAACCCGGTGCCACAGCATGATTGGCTGTGAGATCAACATAGCCGTTGGCCGCCAAATAATTGGTTCGGTGTGTGCTGTCTGCATACCCAATTTGGCCAACCGAGTTTTCGTAGATATAACCCAATCCGGATGTGGCCAAAGCTGAGACCAAAGAATAAACATCTGTCCGGTTGCTGGATCTAGCTGCAAGCTCATAATTGCCGGGGCGGTCGATTTCACCCAATCCAGAATTTTGAGCGTTGGCCCATGTTGTTGCCGCTGGATAGGTTGCCCATGTCAAAGCCTGTGGCACCTCTTGCCATGAATCGAATAACACATTTTTCAAAACGTCATAAATCTGATCACCATCGAATTCTTTTGACAAAACACCATTGGTCAATGCTTTTGGCAATCTGGCCAATGCGCCCAATGCGATGATGTTAATGCGTTGAGCGTACGCAACCGATCCAACCTCGGCCACCGAGATGCCAACCTCAATGACCGAACCACCAAAGATTGGCACAAATGTAGCTGTGGAATCTTGCAATTCAATGGTAAGAGAATCATTGATATGAATTGGCACATTTGATTGATCTAGATTGATAATCTCGAGATTTGTGTAACCGGCCTGAGCCTGCTCATAAATGTTTGTCCGGCCGCTTGTAATGGTCAAATTTGCCAAAATGGCTGTTTGGTATTGAATACCGCCAATAATGACTTTCCAAACCGGGTTAAAAACTGTCATGAGAATTGCAAGCTGTTTGCGCCGCCTGTGCCGCGATAGAAACTATTGTTAAGCACATTGATGATGCTGCGTGCTGTGCCTTCCGGATCAATGGCACCTGTTACGTTGAGATTGATTGTGGTGTTGCCACCGCCCAAACGATTGTTTGGCGTGATCATGCCGCTTGCATTTGGCGTAAATAGCTCTGGGCCACGCTCTCCGACAAGATATGAGGTACCGGATCTAACAGGCCCACCGGCAGCTTTACCGCCTCCAAATGCGCCAATTATCGATCCAATTGCGCCAGCTTGACCCAAAAACAAACCTTTGTTTTGATTAACCAAATTCACAATGTTGGTCATTTGTGCGTAAGCCTTATTGAGAAAACCGACCAATTGAGAAAAGCCAGTGATTAAAGTGGCAACCAGTGTTGCTATGCCTTCAAGTGCAATGCGGAAATTGTTGCCCATAAGTGGTGCAAGATAGGTTTTGACAAACTCCCACAGTGCGCGAAAGCCATCATTCAAAGGCTTCAATTCTGTTGAATTCTCTGTCAAGGCTTTTTTGATCTTGTCAAAGGCTACTTTCAAGCCTTCTAAAACAGGCCCCACAACGGCTCCAATGGCCGGAATTACATCGCCATACAAGAAACCCCACCAAGCCTTGAAAATAGGCAAAATGTCATCGCGCAAGGCTTTAAAGATTGCGCTAAATGCTGGCCCCAATGTTTTGCCCAAGCTCTCTGCAAATTGCGTTACAGCTGGGATACCTTTATCAACAAACGCGCTGATCAATGGTGTGATGGCATCCAGCACATATGCTCCAACAGTTTCTTTGGCTTCATCAAATGCCACATTAAGCCGTGCCATTTTGCCGGCAAATGTGTCGGCTTGAATTGATGCCTGCTCATCAAATGTGGCAGACAATGCCAGCATTGCAGCATCAAAATCTTTTGTTTTGATAATGTTTTCATCTAAAGGAATACCCAACTTTTTGAGTGCTCCAAAATTCCCATCCATGGCCTTTGCAATTGCCTCGGTCGTGGCGGTTAAACTTTTTCCCGAACCGGCACTTACGTCAAGTGCAATTTGTTGCAATCTTTGCGCTTCCGTAACATCCTTAGTGGAGCGAATTAGGCGATCAAGGCTCGGCCTCAAATCGTCATCGGTCACACCGGTGGCTAAAGCTGTTTTTGTTATATAAGCCTCAGTGGCCGCAATTTGAGCGTTTGTTGCACCGGTAACATTTTGCAATGTTGTGGCCAATTTAGCTTGTGCGGCTTCATCTGCAATGGCTGATTTAACGCCATCAATGAGCAATTTGCCGGCATAGGCAGCTGCGGCTGCTCCAGCTGCGGCAAAGGCTAAACCGGCCTTTTTGCCAAAATCACCGAGTTTGGATCCAAAGCCTTCAACCTCATTGGATCCAGCGGTTAAATTCTTTTTGAGGTTATCAATATCAGCAAGAATGGAGAGCTTGAGTGTCCGTGATCCACCTAGTGCCATTTCACCACTCCTTCAAAATCTTTGAAAATGCTGCTTCCCATTGAGCAATGATCTGAGGTTGTTCAGCTCTTAAGGTTGGATAGATAAAGTATCCTCTGGATCCACGGCCTTCACGGCCAGACCACACCGGAAATTGTTTGAATTTATTTGATCCGAATTCATAACCGCCCCAAAGCATCTGGGTTGTACCACCACCGCTAAATTTCTGAGATACAAAACCAAATGACAATTCGCCAACCTTCGATGATTTGCTTACGCGCGAACCTGCCGCAATTCGTGATGCTGCCGCATTTGGCCGGCTGTTAGCTGCGGAAACAATTTTCCCTTGCAGAAATGTGGCCAATCCGTTTGAGACTTTTTTGGCCTCGGCAACAGCTTCATCATCCATGCCTTTAAAAGCCCCGATGATGCCACGCAATTGGCTCTTGTCGTAGCTGATTGGATCAGTTGCCATTTCTTATCCTTAAAATTTCAATCGCGGTTGCAATATCTTGATCTGTTACAAATTCCGATCTTGACAAACCTGTGGCGATTGCTAATTCCCAAAGAGTCCGGTTTATTGATCCGGATTCGTAGCTTTTGGGTTTGTGCTTTCCCCCATGTCAATATCGGTTACGCCTTCGCACCACGCCTCAAAAGGCTTGACAGCTTTACCGGCTGACTCGCGTTTCATTGCGTGATAAGCCAAAAACATCAGATCAGAAATGCCCAATTTGTCGGCCACTTGCTGAATGGTGTTTCCGGTTTTCTGTTCCCATTTCATCCACTCCGGTGGGAGAGCTGTGTAGGTTTCTCTCTCACCGGATGTGAATTCAATTGTGATTGCTAGTTTCATGCTCCCGATCTCCTTTGTTAGCTAATTGTCAGAATTGGTGTTGTCACACAAGTGAAAGCAAGTGAGACAGTCTGGGCATCCGGTGCTGTGCCTCCAGCTGATGGCAAAATCGGCTGCACATCGAACGCAAATGATGCGCCTGAATCTGCTCCAAAAATGACTGAAAGACCAGTATTTGGTGCGCTTGTTGCAGCTGTCCATAGCTCCTCACACAATGAATTTGCTGCGCCCCAATCGGCAAGCATTTCCACGGCAAAAGATCCTTGTGTATCTGTCGTAAAATAACTTTTTCCGTCTAAAGTTTGGTACGTATTAATTGTGGAATCGACTGTCAATGTTGCTGATAAAGCCTGAGCATCATATGAATCACCAGCAATGGTGAAAGTGATGTCTCTGCCCGTGATGATTGTTGTTGGCATGATTTCTCCTTAGTTGGTGTAATAGGTGCTGACTTGTAAATCGGCCGTAAGATACTTACCGGCACCGATTTCCAATGGCTGTGGGTTGCTTACATTGCCGACTGTATAACCGCCCGGCATTGCGCTGATGATGTTGATCATTAATTGTTCAAGATTATCCAAAGCTGCGGCATTGTTTGAATAACCAACAACACCGGTCACATTAAAATTGATCTTGACTTTTGTTGTTGATCCATTGATTAAAAGGCTTTCAAGATATGGCGAACCCGGCACCAAACAGATTGATGGGCTTGTCATTGTCTCTGGGATGCCGTTATAGACATTGGCTGCGATGGATGAAAGTGCGGTTGCCAGTGGCGTGCGGATGGCTGATTCAATGGTCATTGACACATCGTTTCAACATCAAGAAATGGCCCCAAAAGCCCAATTACTCTGTTGCTCAAGCTGCGGCCCAAAATGAATGGTGCCGGCTGAAAATTATCTCCCATTATTTGGTTGCCCGGAGCTGTAATGCTCTGAAATATCTCTACGGCAACAACCAAAATAGCGTTTTCAATTGGTGGTGTTGATGCATACAAAGCCGCTGCCGATCCACCACTTAAAGTCGCTTTTGCGTTTGGAATGAATGGCAATGGGTAGTCACGATCTGCGGCAGCTGTAGCGGCTGTGAATGTATAAGGCTCAATCCGATCATCGGTGACTGTGTAAGTCGCGCTGTATGCACCGGCCCCGGTAACAACAACAGATTGACCCGGCACAAAATAATTTGGCTGCAATGTCGTGAAATAAATGACGGAATCACTTACATTGGCAAAAGTCACCGATGATTGGTATTGAGTAAGTAAAGGCAAAATCGTTTGCTCAGCTGAATCAATGAATGAGTCAAGCTGTGCATCGGAATACAAAGAAACCGAGACACCAAGAATTGATCGTAGCTGTGAGGCTGTGACTATTGATGGCATCTCGGTTCCTTTCGTATCGTTAGCGTTCGGGAGCGACCGCTACCGATGATTGATTTATTTATGGGAGGTTATTAAACCTTGCGCCATTTGGCACCTTTGCGGCCAAAGCACCATAACCATAATAAAGAATATCGATGGTTCCATCGCTGTTGATGTTGCTGCGTAGCGTAAAGCGTGGAGATTCGTACCATGTGTAAGAATCTGGATTCACAACAACCATTGATAGATCGCCATCAGCTGTTGTTGATCCTGCGTTACCAAATGAGCGTGAAACATAAAGATTCAGACCCGGTGAAACTACACCGCGCAATGAATCTGCGCGAACATTTCCAGCTGCGTTTGATGGTTGTGCTGCATTGTAAAGAGGTGCGCCATTGTCGTTGTATCCCATGATGTTGCCCCATTGGGTCGGAGAGACGATCAATGAGCGAGCGAATCCAAGTGATGAGCCATAAACAGCTGCGGCTGCCTGAGATGTGTATCCAAGGAATCCGGTTGCTGAATTTGCTGACTGTGCTGATACGCCACCAGCTGCTTGCATTGCTGCAAGTGCATACTCATCAGTTTCTTTTGCATAAGCAAATTCAAGATTCTGGAGCAAAGCTGTCAAGTATTCCGGGCGGCTGCGGTCGATCAATTCGACTGTTGAAATTGCGCGGCCTTTAAAAGGCTTGACTGATACTGAAAGAAATGTTGCAGATAGTGATGATTCTGCAATAGCTTGATTTTCATCAATCTGATCAACCACAGGCACAGCCGTTACGCGAGGCAATTCAAATGTCATACCTTCTGCAACTAATGTTTCACGGCTAATGCCATCGATGCAACCACGATCAGCATTTGCAAGTGCATTGATCACCTGTGTGCTTTGTGGTGTTGGAATCATGCCCGGTGCGGTTGATGTTGTGTTATCAGCTGCCTTGACATATTGGCGCGAATCTTCATCATGCAAAACGCTTGCGCGTAGATAGTGCTCAAGATAAGAAACCTTATCGACAATCGGTGAGCGTGGTGCTGTGTAATATGCTGGGCGAGATGCCTGCACAGGTGCGATTTCTGGAGCTACTACCGGTTCAACGGCAGGAGCGGTGACTTGTTCGGTAGTGTTATCCACTTTGTCTCCTTCATTTGGGTTTGTTGTATCTGCAACTGTTTCAGTTTCAGAATCTTGCGATGCGGCTACCTCTGAGACTCTGGCTGATCTAACAGCCGGCTCAGTAACCAAAGCAACAGCTGTGAGCTGTCCATTCAAAACTTTCATGGTGCCATCTTTTTGCATTTCATAATTATCAACGGCCAATTCAATTGAGAAACCATCGCGCAAGCCATCCATTGCTTCAATGAGTGCATCGGTGCCAGCTGTTGTATTAGCAATCTTGAATGTTGCTGTCATTTCTTTGTCATTTACACTCATGGCGATGCTTTTGCCAATTCTCCTGGTGTTGTCATGTTCAAGATTCAAAAAAACATCTTGTGGCTGAATTGATCCACGAGCAAAAACAACTTTGCCGGTTGATGCATTTGCAAATTCATTGAAAGCAACAATGCGGCCAGTGATTGTGCGTGAATCTGAATCGGCTGCCGTGATTTGCATTGGTGTTGTTAGCTTCATGAGATCATCTCCTCCATTTGTCTAATTTCCTCGGTTGTAATTGCGCCAATCTCAAACAAAATCTTGTAAATCTCTGCACGCTCTTTTTCTGATCCGCGCAAGTACGCTTTAAGATCAAATTCCACGCGCTGTGTTGATGGCGTAAAATCTGGCATAGATAAACGGCTCACGATGCTGTTCATCAGCGGTAAAAGTGAAAAGTCAAGCAAAGTTTGGCGCGCCGTGCTGGCGTTTGCATATGTCATGGATGATCCAGTCGGCGCATCTATAAAGTAGGCCGGAATTCCCACGGCTCTGGCTAATTCTGTTGCAATGATTTCGCGTGCAGCATTGAGGCCAATTTGTTCCGGTGTAAAACCAACAGTAGTTAATTCAACATCGGCATTGAGAAAAGCTGTGCCGCGATTTCTGCGTGCAGCTCCCCATGCATCCAATAGCTTAGCGATGCGGTCGGCTGGCAACGCTGTTCCATTAGATTTCAAAACCATCGATGGCACAGGTTCGCGCGCGTACATTGCAGCTGCTCTTTCAAGCTCTGCACCTGCGCGAATTGTGCGGCCTGCTCGGTTCAATAAACCTTCATCGTTGCCGTAAAACACAACAAGTGATCCAACACCTGTCATTGGCACGCGAGATCCATCGACTGTGTAATACTCAATTTGAGTGCCAATAGAATTTAAGAAAACGCCAACACGATTGGGAGCAACGCGCCACATCTGGCGAACTCTGCCGGTATCGGCAAACAGATCCATTATCTGAAAATAAGAAAAGCCTGTAAATAACAAATCCTCGGCTGCCCAACACCAAGAGGCTGCACCCGGTACGCGCTTATCTGGATCATTGATGACAACCGGTGAATCAATCACTTGTCCGGTTGCTTTGTCGCGTGTCACCATTGGAATTGTTGCGATGGAATTGCAGATCATGTTTCTAGCGCGAGCGATAGCCGGTACAGACATGGCCTCCTCGCGGCTGGCAAGATAATCCGCTCCACCAAATGGAAAGAAAGCATCAAGCGTTGGTGCTGGCCCAATTTGTGCAGCTACATCAGCTCCACGCATAGGCGCAACAGTTTCAATGGTGCGTTTCCGATCGAATAATCCCATGCACTCATTTTCTCAAAATGTCAAGCATCAACCCACTAAAATGTCGATTTCGGTTTCTGGGCGTGTCGCAAAATGTGTAACCAATGCTCCTGCTACGGCAGCACACACGGCTGATTGGCTGGCACGCCTTCCAATAACCCATCCACCATCGCCACGCCTCAATTGCACAGCTGACAGCATTTGCTCGGTGAGTGCAGCTTGATTGCGATGCTTAAGCCGCTTTGAATTGATGGCACCTAACAATTCATCGCACGCTTGTGGATAGTCGGCATCCATATCGTGGATCGGGATACCGGCTGGCTGCATACGCGCCGCCACGGCTCCACTTGTGCGCTTCGAGTAAAGCAAGTATTCGATTGGGTACTTTCGGCAATAGGCAGCGGCATCATTTGCAATTGCTCGGTCATCTAGCTGGATGCTGTTTTCCCATGTGTGCAACAGCTTGATAACAAAGCTCTCCGATCCAAGTTTTTGGGCTGCGACCAATGCACAATGTTTTCGATCCGGTGAAATATCAATCGCCATCCATGTGAGCTTATCCTCATCAAGATCAACTGTTTCGTCTCCACACTCTTGCCACTCTTTGGCTCCAATAACGCTGGAGATTGTTTGCACCCATCGATTCAATACCTCAGTCATAACAACATCGGGTGGATCATTGAAAACGGCTCGGATATTGTCTGGATGGATTGTTATGTTTAAACCGGGATTGGCAAAGGCTGCATTTTCCAATGTAATTTCATCCGTTGGTGCCGACCACTCAAAATAACCCACATCATCGGCTGCGCCACTAGCTGCGGCCATGCCACGCTCACGCAATTGATTGAGCACCATTGAATGTGAATCACCGGCCGAGCTAAAACAATTCACCTGTGGATTCTTAGCCGCCATCAATGTGTAGCGCATCGCGGCAAAAGTCTCCATGTCATGTAGTTCGCGGATTTCATCCATATGGATGGTTTCCGGTTTGCTCAATCCTCTAGCTGCCGATCCACCGGCTTTGATAATAAACCGGCAACCTTCCATTGTTTCGATTTCCTCGGCTCCATGTTGCCAGCGAATACGCTTGACACGCTTTGCCAGATCATCATGACTTTCAATTGTCTGCACGATGGATCTAAATTGCTCCAGCGATGTGACCAATCTGTGAGCTGTGGAAACCTGCAACGATTCTTGCCAATGGAAAAGGCCCATCATAATTCTGGCCATCATGTAAGTGCTCTTGCCATTTTGCCGGGCAACGCTGGCCACAGTTACCGGATGCAAGTACCTACCATCGGGTTTGATTTTCAAACTGTGCTCAGCGAGCCATTTTTGCCATGGCATAAAGCCGCCATCGATGATCTGATCGGCAAAATCAATCAATTCAAAGCCACGCGATGGCAAATCATTGAGTGGTGTGTGGATTCGTGGAGCTGTTACCGGCAAAAAAACCGATGTGAGCCGATCTGAGACGATTTCAGCCGATGGTGTATCAATTATGACTTGATCATCACTATTCATGACTTATCGACTCGTTTTGGGGTATAAACAACCCAT